ACTTCGGCCAAACAAGTCAACGGCCAGCGCAGCCTTTGCCGGACCGTCTTCTAGCTGACTAAACCGGCCGGCGAGATCGCGCAGCACGTCATCGACTGGGCGGATAGAACCGCCTGCCGTTTTGACAGCAACGCCAAAGGCCTTGAAAAGCTGCGCCGCCTCTTCGTTTCCGCTTGCGGCCTCACCCAGACGAACATTAAGCCGCGTAATAGCGGTGCCGAACTGCTCAGCGCTAACGCCAGACTCGCGCGCCGCCTGCTGTAAATTGGATAGCTGAACAGCAGTAAGGCCAAGTCCTTGCGCGGCCTCGTCAAGGTCGTCAATTGACGACACCAGCGAACGCAAACCAGCCAAAGCGGCGCCGCCACCAATACCGGCCACGCTGGCCGACAAGAGGCCGAATGTTCGGACTACGTTATCTACCGATCCGCGAATCCCCTGCAAAACGCGGGTGGCCCTGTCTTCGGCACTAATGACAACCTTGGCTTCGGTATTAGCCATTTGCGTGCTTCCGAATCACAATTAACAATTGGGCCAAAAGGTCAAGGTCATCAACATCGTGTAACTGGCAATACAGCGGCAGCGTGGTGGGTTGCCAGCCGCCCATCCAATGCCAAGCATGCGCGGCAATAAGGGCATCGGGCAGCCAAGGATCTGGATCCCCAACAGCAGCATCTAGCCCTATGGCTTTCGCTTGAGGTGTCTGCGCCTCGGCGCGGGAACGCTCCCACGCGAGACGCGAGATTAGTTTTTTGCAGCGGCCTCAATTCGCTCGCGGCGTTTTGCCAGCGCATCAATCAGCGCGGTGCGCAACTGCTCAGCGTCGGCAGGTTGTGCGGCTGAGCCCGAAAGAACTCCACCATGCCGAGATCGCCCTCGGAACGCTTGGCCGCCGCAACTTCAAGTTCATGCGGCGTGGGCAACTGCAAAACATAGTTTCGGCTGCCGCACGCCACGCTGAACTGGCGCGCGGCCAGAGCGCGCGCCTTGATTCGCTCAATGTCGCTCACGTTGAGTACCGGACCGGCTCAGCGGAAAAACTAATGTCGATGTTGGCGGTAAGCGGCGCGTTGGCGGCCACGTTGGGCGTGGTCTGCAACGACCAGTAGCCGTTGGCAACGAGGCGACTGTTGTTCGGGAAGATCATCCGCAGCGCCGTGGGGACGGCCGTGCCGGCGGCGGTGGTGACGATGCTGTAGTAGCTCAGCGCCGGATCGTCAAGAACCTGCAACTGGATGGTCTGCGCGCTGCGCGTGGTGGGAATTTGTTTTTGCGTGCGGTCTACGATGGTCGTCACGTCCACGAACTGTTGTTCGCCGCCGCCCGGAGCAATGTTTTGAATCTGCGTGATGTTTGTCCAAGCGGTGATGCGGCGAATACTTCCAGTACCAGCGCCGGCCGCGTAAAGCGACGTGCTGGTCGTATTGATGTTCTCGAATGTGATGTCGTTTGTGACTACCGTGACTACACGCACGATGCGGCCGTTCAACAAGTCCCACCCGCTGGTGACTTCGAGAAAGTCGCCGACCACAACGCTATGGCCGGCAGCCAAAGTGGCAACCGCCTGCGAGGCATTGCTGATTGCGCTCATGCTGACCGAGGCTCCGTAGGTCGACGCGATGGCGACCACGGTGCCCGTGGAAAGGGTAATTGCCATAATGATGCTCCGTGATGCCGGGTGTAGTCAGACCTTAGAGCAGCGTGCCCGGCGCGTTGCTCGCGGTGTAAAGCGGTGGTGAGTTAAAGGTGATGACGGCGCGGCCGATGGGTTGCTCAGCCTCGCCGTCGAACTCAATTTCGGTGCTTTGGTAGGCCAGCAGTATTTGCTTACCTTGTACGGTGAGCGCGACACCGAGCGCCACCTCGACCTGCTCGCAGATGGTGTCCAGCGTGTTGGCTAGGTTGGCGCCTCGCGCATAGGCCTGCACTTCGACGCTGATGACGCGCGGCACGTAAAGCTCGGCCGCGCCGCCCTCGGTCTCTGCACTGTCGTTAGTGGTGTTGACCACCAGCGCAGGCATGTCCAATTCACGAAGCGGGTACACCCTCGCGGTATGAACGCGCGTCTGCGTTTGGGCGAGCCCGGTCACTGCGGCGACCACAGCGGCGCGCAGGTCTTGGCGAACGTGGGGCATATCAGGTCTTTTGCAGGATTAGCGTGGTCATGCCGGTTCCGTCCGGCTGTATCTCAGCCACGCTGTATTGCGTGCCCTGCATGACCACCGTCTGACCGGGTGCGATGTTTGGCACGTCAGCCGTGCGCACGATGGCCTGCGGACGGGTGCCGGCGGCTAGGTCCAGCACGTCTACATACGCGTTGTCGGGCACCGCCCACAGGGTTTGCCCGTTGACGCTGATTTGCTCGCCCACGGCCTGCAGGTAGGCCAGGCGGTCGGCGTCGGTCTCAAGCATGCTCAAAACTCCACAAGCCACTTGCCGCAGGCGTGCTGCTGCACCCGTGGGCACACCATCACGTAGCCTTGGTCGGCGTAGTCGACCACCACGTTATGCGTGGCGCCGAACAACGCGCGCACAAAATCCAGCGAGCGCGTGACACCCTGCAGCGGCGGCCAGTCGTCTGGCAGGTTGCCGGCGTCATACGGGCCGGGCTGGTAGATGCGCGCGTCGTCGATCAAGATGACATCGTGCACCGCACCGCGCTCGGCAATTGCCTGCAGTTCACGCTCGAGCGGCAGGCGGGTCTCGACGCACCTCTCGGCGGAATAGTCGGCGCCGTGGTGAGCGCCGGGGAAATGCGCGTCGAGCCAGAACATTGTGGGCACATCGCCCAGCCCACGCAACAAGTTAGGCATGGCCAGGGCCGTGTCACAGCACCACACCGTGATGCGCGCGTCACCGGCAAAGCGGGCCTGTGCGGCCTGTGCCAGATTGCGCACGATCTCGATTGAGTGCAGCCGCTTGAAGTCAGCCCGCGCCGCCCAGGCCAGGCTGTCACCATCGGCGGTGCCGGTCTCGACAAAAGCCCCCAACCCGTAGCGCTGCTGCAGGGCCACCACATCAAATCGTTGCAGGGTGCCCATGGTCAGGCCGCCCGCTTGACATCACGGTGCAGCCACTTCTGCACCTCTTCGGCCACCACCTCGGCGCTGGCCGCAAACTGGCAGGCGCTGCTCACCGGGTTGGGCACGATGTTGCAGTAGCTGCCGTCGACGTGAATGCGGTGGCACGGGTAGCACGCGAGGTCCGTGGGCGCCAGCGCCAGCGTGTTGACCCAGTCGCGCGTCAGGTTGTTGGCGCTGCTGTGCGACAGCGTGACCACCTTGAAGCACTGCTCATGGCTCACGCTGTTGACAATGGCCGACTCGGTGCCGACCACCACGTCGCACAGCGCCGCCAGTGCGAACACCTTGCGAATATCCACACCCGTGCCCAGCACGCGGCCCAGCCTGGTGGGCTGCAGCGGCGCGCCTTTCAGATCTCCCACCACCAGCGAGTGCACGCCCTGCGCATCCAGCCGCTGCATGAGCTCCTGCGCGTGCGGCCACCACTTTGTGGCACTCGACCCGCCAGGGTTGACCATCACCAGCGGGCCGTCGACCTTGGCGCGCTCGACCAGGGCCCATGCCGACTCTTCGGCCGTGGGGTAGAACTTGACCGGGCTCACCTTTTCAAACGGCACGCCAGCCCACTGCGCCACCTGCTCGATGTAGTTGACATCCATCAAGCGGGCGCGCTGCTCATACGGCAAAAAGAAGCGCCGCTCGGCCGGGCTGGGCAGCAGCGTCACCTCGACCGAGCCGATGAGGTTGATGAGCCGCTCGTGCTTGCTTTCCAAATGCATCCAGTAGGCGGTCTGCAGCACCGTGGTGGCTGCACCCTCACCGAACAGGTTGTCAGGAAACACTTCAATCCGGTCGAGGTGCGGGTCATGCCGCAGCCCGACCTCGGTCTGCTTGCCGGCGTACAGCGTGATATGCCAGCCCTCGGCCTTCAGCGCCGGCAGAATGGCGCTGATCCACAGCGCGTCACCGTAGCCGCCCCAGCGGATGATGCCGAGGCTTTTGTCTGCGCGCTGCGGCGGCAGCGTGACGTTGCGCTGCGCGTCGGCACGCTTGCGGTACACCTGCAGGAAGCTGTACTCATCGCCACCCGTGCGAACTTCATCGACTACCAGGTCGAAGCCGGTCTGCGTGTAATGCGCCATCGAGTTAACGGCGCCGCGGATGTCTTCATTGCGAAAGTCGTGCTTGTGGTCCGGGTTGGCGCCCGGCATGCCTATGTTGGGATAGTGATCGGCGTGCGGCAGATACAGCACCAGGTAGCCGCCCGGCTTGAGCACGCGCCACCAGTGGGTGAGCGCGCCCTTGTAGTCTTCAATGTGCTCTAGCAGGTGACTGCTGAAGACGGTATCAACGCTCTGGTCTGCAAACAGGTCGAGCGTGGCGCAGTCGGCCACCACGGTGGGCCTCGCCTTGATGCCAAAGAGCTTGGCGTCCTTGTCGTTGTCCACGCCGATGACGGCGGGAAACACCTTTTCAGGCCCGCAGCCCAGATCGAGCACGCGGCCATGCATGTACGGCACCAAGTCGAGACGGACCTTGGCAGACTCTGCGCCCTGCGGCGCGTTGCTTTTCCAGACCATGTCTTCTACCCCTGAAGACCCACTATGGAGGTGCACGGCAGGCGCGGTGGGTGACGCGCTCTTCGGGACAGCTCGAGCACCTGGCCGGGCTCCACAATGTCGCCATTGCGGAAGAACCCGACCAGGGCCACCGCGCGCACCAGGCCGTTGTCTTGCTGCGTGGTGAGCGCCATAGCTGCTTAGCCCGTCATGCCGGTGCCGACCGCAAACGCTGCGGCGTAGCGCACGCCCACGTCCGCGGTGTAGAACCCGCGCACGCCGACAATGCCGGCCTGGAAGTTGGCATACGGGTTGACCTCGATCTCGAGGCCGCCCCACTCACCGACCAGCACTTGCGAGAAGTCGCCGGCCAGCGTGGTGCCCGTGCCGAGTTGCAGCGAGCTGTACGCCGGCATGCCGACCACGCGGCCGTCCAGAATGCCGCCTTCCCAGATCGGCGTGTCGCTGTTGGTGAAGCGCGGCTTGCCCATGAGGATGGACGCGACGGTTGGCGTGGTCAGGTAGGCGAACGAGCCGAACATGGCATTGGCACCCGCCACCGTCGACTGGAAGCGGATCATGTCCGAGTAGACGACGGCCGTGCCCGCGGTGGGGTTGGCCGTGCCCAGGCCCGACTGAAAGCGAATGCCCGTCGGCGTGTTGGCGCCCGTTCCGCTGATGACTGCGGCGTCGAGGCCGACGGCGATGGAATCCGCCAGGTCGGTCGTGATGAGCGCCTCGATCTCAGGCGAGGCCTGCTGCATGAGCTGGCGCGAAAACTCTTGGTAGCCAGCGATGTGGCGCGGCTGCATGGTGAGCTGGCCGATGGTCATTTCGTTGACCGTTGCCGTGCCGACCTCACCGACCCAGCCGACAGCGCCGGCTGCGGTCTTGCGCGGGATGGCCACGGGGCCCATGAGACCCGGCAGCGGGCGGGCACCGGCGCGGAAGGCGACCGAGCGGTTGCGCAGCACGTCGATGAACGAATCGCCACGGTAGTCGGTGCCGACCAAGTTGCCGCCTTGCGCTGCCGTGCCGACCTGCAACACGCGCTGCTGCACTTCGAGCGGGATCATGAAGCTGTGCTCGCTGAGCGACTTGCCCATGCGCTGGGCGATGGTCTTGCTGACTTCGGCCTCAAAGCCGGCCTTGGCCCAGTCTTTGTGCACGACGGCATGGATGGCGCGCACCAGCGAGTAGCGCTTGACTTCGTCGGCGCTGAGGCCGACGTGGCTGGCCTGGTCCTTGATCTGCGACTTGGCGCGCTGGGCGATCACGTCCAGGCACTTGAGCGCGGCCTGCTCTTCGTTGACGCCGGTGTCAATCCACTTTTCGACTTCGCCGTCAGGAATGCCGTGGCGCTTGCCCAGGCTTGACAGGGTCTTGATGCGCAGACGCTCTTGCGCACCGTTGTCGATCACTTGAATATCCGCGACTGCGCCCGCGGCGGCGTGTTCTTGGGTTGCCATGAGGCTACCTTTCTGAGAAGCGGCGGGGGCCGCGGTGGGGGAAACTGCACGCACCACACGCACGGCGCGTGGCGTTTGATCGGCGGCGCGTCCAACTCCGATAGTGGAATCGGCCGGCACCGTGACGATTGAAACCTCCAGCGGCTCCCAGTCAGTGGCGCGGTAGACCTCGCCCTTTTCCTCGGTAAGCTCGTGGATCTGGTAGCCGACGCTGACGTTGCGCAAGCCTTCGTTGACCATGCGCTCGACTTCGGCCGAGCGCGCGGTGCTGAAGAGCTCGGCTTCGTCGATCATCAGCCGGCCATTGCGCACGCTGGCGCTCTTGACCATGCCGATGGGGTCGTCCCAGTTGTGGTTGAACAGCAGCGGCACGGCGCCACGCTCAAAGCGCTGCATGCGCACCGCGCCCTTGGCGTGGTCGAGCACCTCGATGCCAAACCAGCGCTGGTAGGGCTCTTCGCTGCTGGCGCTGAAACTGAGCGAGGCGCGGCCACCTTCGGCCTTGCGCAGCACGATCGAGTTGTCACCGGCGTCGCGTAGCAGCGCGCCGACCTTCAATTCGTCCATCGGGGTTACCTCCGAAATGAAACGAGCCGCGCAGGCGGTTCGTTTTCTTGCTCTTGCTGATCTTCATCAGCGTCGTCTTCGGCGTCGTCATCAGGTGGCGCCGGTGGCGCTGCCGCCGGTGCGGGCGGCTTGGCCTCGATGACGGTGGTGTCGACCGTGATGCCGTGCTCGGCAAAGGCTTTCAGCTCGGCCTCGCGCTGCTCGAGGATGTCTTCGAGGTCGCTGCCGTCGGCGGTCTGGTCGATCACCTTGGTGACGGTGGTAAAGCCCGCCTTGACGGCCTCTTTATAGGCGGAGACTTCCTTGGCTGGATCGACCCAGGTCCAGCCGCGCAGCTTCCAGCGCACGACCTCAAACTTGGCCGGGTCGGCGACGTATTCATTGACGCGCACCACCTCGATGGCGCGCGAGTAGATCGCCTGGCGCAGCCACAGCGCATGCAGGCGCGCACGGAAGGTGCGCACCCACCACTGCTGCAGCACTTTCCATGCGTCACGGTCGTCTAGCAGGCCGAGGCGCGAGCTGCTGTAGTTGGTTTGCGAGTAGTCGCCGCTCATGCTGGCGTAGCTCACGCCAATGCCGGCGGCCACCTCGCGCACCATGTAGCGCAGGAAGGGGTCGAGCGCGGTGTTGGGCCGGTTGGGCGCGTGCATCTCGATCTCTTCACCTGGATCGAGGTCGTACATCACGCCGTTTTCGATTGAGAACTGGCGCGCGCCGCTGGCGTCTGTGCTGGTGCCGCTGGGGCCGGCCGGGTTGGGGTCGGCGAGGTCAGGATTCTTCTTGATGCTGCCGAAGATCTTGGCCGATGAGCTGGCGGCCGTGACCTCGGCCTCGCTGTACTCATCCATGTCGTGCAGCTTGTTGATGGCGGTGTGCAGCCACGGCTCGCCGCGCGTCTGCGGGTGGCGCTTGAACACGCGCAGGTGAAACATGAGCGTGGCGGGCTCGCGCTGCACGGTGTCAGGCGTGCCGGCCAGCAGGCGGTGGTCGCCGGGGTGATGGTCGCGCACCCAGTAGGCTTGCGGGCGGTGGTAGCGATCAAGCTCCACACCCATCACCACGACGTTTCCGGCGGCGGTGTTGGCGACGCGTGAATATTCGTCGGCAATGCGCTCGGGCTCGATCACCTCGAGCGCCAGCGGCACGGCCGAGTCACCAAAGGGGCGCAGGTGAGCCTTGACGAAGATCTCGCCGGCCTCGACCACCTCGCGCAACAGCAGGCGCTCGAGGTCGTTGAAGTGCAGCTCGCCACCGACCGTGCAGTTTTCTGGCTTGCACCACTCGGCCCAGGCGGTCTCGATGGCCTCGTTGACGTTGTCGCGCAGGCCCTCGCGCGTGCTGCGCACCTTGGCCTGCACGCCGATGCCGGTGCCGACCACGTTGTTGACGATGATGTCGGCGGCGCGCTTGGCATAGCTGGCGTCGCGCATGAGCGCGCGCGCGCTGTTGCGCATCTGCTTGAGGTTGGTCTCGAGCATGGCGTTGGCGCTGGCATTGGGCGTGGCCCAGCCGGCGCGCAGGCGCGACTTGAAGCCGGATGCATAGCGCTGCTGGCCGCCGACCTTGATGACCTGACTGGTGGGCTGCTGAGCTTGGCCACCACTGAGCCAGCGGGCCACCCGATTGCGTAGCGCTTCAAGCACGGCCGGACCTCACATAGAGAATTGACGGGTCGGGCAGGCCGGCCGCCAGCGCGCTGGCACGCCGCTCGCGCTTCAGTTGCACGCCCCAGTAGCTGAGTTGCCGCACGATCTCGGCGCGGGTTGCAAACTTGATACTGCGACCGGCAATAGAAAACTCGCTGCGCGTGCCGTCAAAGGCGGCATAGGCAGTGAGCAGATCAGCAATGGCGCGCTCGGCCGGGCTGCGAATGTCCGCACCCTGCGCGGCCGCGGCCGGGTTGATCTGCACCGTGAGCGAGCCGCTGCCGAGGCTTTGGCGCTCACCGATCTTCTCGACCCAGCGGAACCAGTTGTAGGCGCCTGGCGCCCAGGCGGCGGTGGCTGTGCTCGCGGCCTGCACGCGGTAGTCGGTGGTGTTGACCGTGGTGGCGGTCAGCTCGACCGGGGCCTGCACGGGCGTCGTGAAGCGCGGCACCAGGCGATACTTGAGCACCCAGGCGGCGGTGGCCGGGTAGTCCGCGACCACGTCCGTAAAGTCGAGCGTGTCGCCTGCGATCAGGCTGTCGACCATGCTCATGCGGGTGCCTTTCCAATGCGGCGCCGCGTGCCCTGCACGCTGGCGCTGCCAATCCGTTGCGACGTGTCTTGCACGCTGCTGGGGCCAATGCGCCGCGTCTGGGCGATGACCTGCTGCGTGTATTCGCTGGCGCTGAAGGTGCCGCTGCCGGCCAGGCCGGGCAGCAGCGTGGCGAGCACGTTGAATGTGCGGCCGGGTGCGACGCCTTGCGCCGCAAACACACCGCCCGCGATCAGCGTGGCGGTGCTGATAAGTGTCACGCCATTGGCGGTGACCGCGCCCGCGCCGCCGCTGGCACTGCCAGCGATGAGGCTGGCAGTGGCCGTGAACGTGACGCCGCTGGCGGTGGCAGCGCCGCCGGCCGAGGCGCTGCCGGCGATAAGGCTGGCCGTTGCGGTGAGCGTAACGCCGCTGGCGGTGCCTGCACCGGTGCCGGTGCCTGCGATGAGGCTGGCCGTGGCCGTGAGCGTAACGCCGCTGGCTGCGGCGCCGGCGCCGCCAGTGGCCGTGCCTGCGATCAGGCTTGCGGTGGCGGTGAGCGTAACGCCGTTAGCGGTGGCAGCGCCGCCGGCCGAGGCGCTGCCGGCGATAAGGCTGGCCGAGGCGGTGAGCGTGACGCCACCGGCCGTGCCAGCGCCGGTCGCGATGCCGGCGATAAGCGAAGCGGCTGCGCTAAGTGTGACCGCCGCTGCAGCGCCTGCACCCGTCGCGCTGCCAGCGATGAGGCTGGCAGTGGCTGTAACGGTCTGACCGGGAGCCGTAACCCCGCCACTCTGATTTAGTAGCGGAACCCTGACGCGCAGCATGTCAGTCCCCGATCAGCGGCGGGCGGTTCTTGAACGGGTGCGCGGCGGGAAGGTTGGCGGTCAGGCGCCACTTATGGGCGAGGTAGCCTTCGACAGTCTGGCGACGGCGATTGTCCGTAGTCCCAAGCAGGATGAACTCGGTCATCGTGATGTTGGATTTCCGGTTCGGGTTATCTTGACCCGCGAGTATGAAGCCAATGTTCGCGGTGTTCGGCGCAGCAATGCCACTCGTGGTTGCTTCCAGCGTCCCGTTTCGCCACACGCCCCAGCCTGTCACGTTGCTCTGAAATACCATGACCTGCGCGTTGGTATTGTTGTATGCCGTGCCGGAACTCAGGTCGTAACTATTGATGATTGGAGCAGCGTAATACGGATACGACGCCCCGAAATTGTTACTGTTCTTGACGTAGTGCAGCGCGCCAAGGTCAGCACCACTAGTGCGGATACCAACGCTCGGCTTATAAGTATCGCCGGCGCCCGCGCCGCGCCGAATGAACACCCAATAGACGCCGTGCGTGGTGTTCTGCATCCGCGTGGTGGAGATGTTCAGTTGGTCGTCCGACCCGTCAAATGTGATCCCCGGCAAACCAAAGAAGCCCGTTTGGGAATACGCAGGTCGAGCGGCCGCCGTCGCCTGCGTGGCGTTCGCGCCGTTGCCGCTCTTGTCGCGCCACTCGCTGACACCCGTGGCAATGGTGATCGTGCTCAGGTCGGCGGCGTCCAGCCACACCGCTGGAAGCACCTGCGCAGGCGTCCAAAGCCGCCCCTGCAACCGCGCCTCATCGACAGGCGATACGCCGCGCGGCATCTCAGGTCACATCTTCGTTGAAGGGGCGGACGTAGAGTTCGTTCCCGCTCGCCGCCGTGCTGACGCCCGCGTTGTTCACGATCTGAAAGAGCAAGGAAAAGGGGTAAAGCCGCACCATCGGGAACGTCACCACCTTGGCCCCCGCACCGCTGGCCAGCGCCGCCGTGTAGCTGTCAAAAGACCCGCCATTCAGATCAGGCGTGTCAGTTCCGTCGCCGCTGTAAGCGCGCAGCGTGATCGAGCCGCCAGCAGTCGGGGTGAGCGACCCCAGCTTGACCGTGACAATCGAGTACAGGTCACGGTTGCTGCTGTTGTCATAGGTGATCGCCGTCCCGGCAGAGCCGTTCGCCAGCGAGTTGAACGTAGTGCCAGCAAGATTGGAGCTGCGCGTTGCGGGCGTGGCCCATTTTGCGACTGCCATTTAGACCGCTGCCCACTGATTCAGGAACGTCGCAACAACGTAGTCCAGGTCGTTGTCGGTCGTGGTGTTCGGGCTGGCCTGCACCGTGGCGTTGCTGCAGAACCAGCGATACTCGACGTCAAGATCAGTCTCATAGTTGGCAAGGATCTTGTTGGCCCACACCAGACGCGCGGCGTGGTGGGCCGTCTGCGCATCCTCGTTGACGACGTTCCACGCCGCTTTGATTCGGGCAGCGCGGAACCTTTGCCGCAGCAGCGGATTGCCGACGATCAAGGCGTCTAGCTGTTCGAGTGTTGCCATGTCAGTTCTGGATACGCAGGGTTGAGGAATTGAGCGTGAAGGTGGCGGCGGTGCTAATGACATCGCTGCCGAAGTCGTTGACGGCAACCAGCTCGTCAGCGCTTGAGGCACCGCCGCGGCGCTTGTAGTACACAGCCTTGCGCGCGGTGATGGTGCTGCTGCTCCAGCTAGTGCCGCCGAGGGTCACGTCGAGCCGGTCATTGGCGGTGTCTTTGGTAACGGTGACCGTGACCGACTGGCCGCCCGCGCTGTAGCCGCCACCCGCGGCGACCTCGTTGGTCACGTCGCTGCGCTTGGTGTGCGTGTCCTTGTTCTCGGTGTAGCTGGACGTGGTCAGCATGACCCAGAAGGTGTCCGTGTCAAGATCGATGGCGCCACGCGCCAGGTCCTCGAAGAAGCTGTTGTAGATCAGGCTTGCCATGGGCTACCTCCAAAAGCGGCCGACAATGCGCGGGCCGCGGCGTGGTTTTGTTGGAGCTGGCGCCGCCGGGGCGGGCGGCGTTGCCTCAAGTGCCGGCTGCGCGGCGGGATCTTGCGCGGCCTTCGGTTCATCAATCAACGAGGCGACCTGCCGCAACAAGGCCTCGCGCTTTTGCCAGTCCAGCTCGCGCCAGCGCGGCATCCCGAGGTAGTGCGCGGCAGCCAGCGCGTAGACGGCGCAGTCCAGCGCCTCATTGCGGCGCCCAGCGGGTTTCATCCATTCGAGCCGCGGCCGGCCATTGCGGTATTTCGTGACTAGACGCTCAGCCGTGAGCTGCTCGAAAACTTCAGACGGCAGCCACTTGCCCAAGTGAACAAAGCCGGCACCGGGCTCGGTCAGGCGCAGGCGGCCATAGAGCGTGGCCTTGCCGGTGTCACTGCCAACCGGCCACAGCTTCACGCCCTTTCGCAGCTTGAGCCCGCGGTACGTGACGTCGATGTCGGTCGGCTTGCCGAGCACGGCCTTGCCGGCCTGGCTCTGGCCCTTGATCGCAATGACGTGGCGCCAAGCGCGCTCGCGGGCGAAGTTGTAGACCTCTTGCGTGTGGTGACCACCGGAGTCGATGGCCGCCGCATGAATGCGCATACGCCCACCGAGCGCGTGCTCGAATTCGGTGGTCAGTAACTCGTCGACCTTGCGCCAGGTGGCGTCATCACTGGGAGAGCCGTAGGCGATCTCGCGCTCAACGATGCCACTGCGCTCGCCGCGGCCCCAGGCCCACACGTAGACCTCGACGCGATCGGCCTGCACGTCGCAGCCGGCGGTGAGGATCAAGCCCCACGCGGGCACCTGCCGGCGCGGCAGATCCTCGGCGCGCTTGGCAATCTCATGTTCACTGACGCGGTCGCCGTCGTCTTCCCAGGTTTCGGCCAGGACCGTGTTAGTCCAAACCTTGAGCTTACTGACATCGCCGCCCTTGGCGGCCTCGTTGGCGTCATAGAACTCGGCGACCGCCTGCTCCCAACTGTACCAGCCGAGCGGCGAATACAGCGCGGTCAGATGAAAGCTCGCCACCTGACCGCGCTCGCGCTCGCCCACCCAGCGGCCGTGCGCAAGCATGTACGGCTTCTCGTGCTCGGCTATCAGCGTGCCGCACGCATCGCAGGCGTAGCGCACGCTTCCGGGGATCGGCGCTCCTACGTCGTCGCGCACCCACTTGATCTGCGGCCACCGCAGCACTTGATGCGTGCCGCAGCTAGGGCAGGGCACATGGTAGCGGCAACGGTCGCCGGCATCGAAAGCCTGCTCAATGCGGCTATATCCCTTGACCGTCGGCGTGCTGGTCTTCAGGATCTTTCGGCGGGCGAATGTGGCGGTACGTCGCTCGGCAAGTCCGACCGGGTCGCCCTCGCCGTCAACATCCAGCGGATAGGCGTCGATCTCGTCTAGGAACAGATAGCGCACGGGCATCGAACGAAGCCCGGCGGCGCTGTTGGCCCCGGCTATTACCAGCGTGCCCGCCGGGAAGTCTTTTGCAAGCGTGGTGTTAGCGTCGTCCCTTGAGCGGTTTTCCCTGACGCGCGACCTGAGCCGAGGGGTTTCCTCAATCATCGGCGTGATGCGTTGGCGGCTGTATCTCTTGGCAGTCTCGGTCGTTGGCTGGACTGCCATGACCGGGCCGGGGCAGACATCGATGATGTACCCAAGCCAGTTATTGCCCGACTCGCTCTTGCCGACCTGCGCGCCGAACATCAAAACCACCTGCTCGACGCCGCTGCGTTCACTGAGCAGGTCCATCGGCTCGCGCAGATAGGGCGTGCGGTCTGACCTGTACGGCCCCGGCTCTGCCGCGCCTTTGCTGCTTAGCATCCGGTAGGCGTCCGCCCACTGGCTCACCGTCAGGTCAGGCGGCGGCGCAAAGCCCTCGGCTACCGCAAGCGCACTCGCCTCGTCAATCGCTGCCGGGGTCAGCATCTGCGTGAGAGTCAGGCGTCCATCCCGCCAGTTGCTGCAACACCTTGCGTATCTCCGCATCCATGATGCTTTGGCATCCAGCTTGACTGCTTTCTACCGCCACTAGCGCGGCAGTACGCGACGGGATCTGTAGGAGTGCGTCGCGTACCGATCTGGCCAGCGCGAACAGCACGCGCTTGTGTTCCGACATGGCCATGGTCTCGCCACGCTTTTCGGCAAGCTCGATTTCCGCCAAGTCAGCCTCGGCAGCCTCCCGGCGCGCTTTCTCCCGCACCAGCCGCTCGGCTGGAGATCCGCCGGGTAACTCCAACCCGACCGGACGGTCTAGAACTTCTACGTCCGCCTGACGCTGTTGGAGCGACCTGGCCTGCTGTTCAGGGTCGGTGTGGAGTCGGTACTGGATCCCGGCAGCGTCTAAATCGAACAGGCCATTTGCCGCGCGAGTGATGCGCCCCGATTTTTCGGCCTTGCTGATGGCCTGGCGCGTAATCCCAAGCTCGGCGGCCAGTTGCGTGCCTCTACCCCATCGCGCCATTTGTCAACCCTGAAGAACACTGTAAACCCATGCGTAAACCCCATACG